AATGCATTTGCTGAAATGTCATTCTCCATCGACAAGTCAACGGTTACTGCCGTTACTCGTGCTCTTAAAGCTGAGTACACGATGGAACTTGCTCAAGACCTTAAAGCAATTCATGGTCTTGACGCTGAAACAGAACTTGCTAATATTCTTAGTTCTGAAATTCTTGCTGAAATCAACCGTGAAGTTGTTCGCCGTGTTTATGTTGCTGCTGTTAAAGGCGCACAAGTTAACACAACAACTGCTGGTGTATTCGATCTCGACACCGACTCTAATGGTCGTTGGTCGGTTGAGAAGTTCAAGGGTTTAATGTTTGGTATTGAAAGAGATGCCAATGCGATTGGTCAACAGACTCGTCGGGGCAAAGGTAACATGCTAATGTGTTCTGCTGACGTTGCGTCTGCATTGCAAATGGCTGGTATCCTTGATTACACGCCTGCTCTTAACAACGCACTAAACGTTGATGACACTACGACAACTTTCGCTGGTGTTCTTAATGGTCGTTATAAAGTTTATGTTGATCCATATGCTGCCAACGTATCTGCTTCTCAGTACTACGTTGTTGGTTATAAAGGTTCTTCACCTTATGACGCTGGTATGTTCTACTGCCCATACGTTCCGTTGCAAATGGTTCGTGCGGTTGGTGAAAATACATTCCAACCTAAAATCGGGTTCAAAACTCGTTACGGTATGGCTGCTAACCCATTTGCTGCTGCTGGTGCAGTTGCTGCGGGTGACACACAGAACACTGATGCATCTATTGATGACGGTGTTAATGCTTACTATCGTAGAGTCAAAGTCGCAAATCTTATGTAAAATAAGAGGTCTAATAGACTTTAAGGGGAGAGCTTTCGGGCTCTCCCTTTTTTTGTTGACAACTCTTCATTTTTAGTATATACTATCTATTATAAATAATTAAAAGGGAGTATTTTGATGGCTGCGCTTGGAGCTGGAGATTTTAGAAAGATGGCATCAGGTGGTCCATATGCTGGATTGATGCGTGATGAGATTTTTCTTGAAAAGATAAAAAATAAAAAAGAATTTATCATAGGCACAGCTAAAGGTGGTCAAGCAATCATAGGTGTGAGTTATAATGCAAAAGAAAGAACTCTTTCGTATTTTAAAAAGAATGATATTAAGAAAAATACACTTCAGATAAAGGCTACTAAGATATTTAAAGATAAAGATTTTGGTGGAGGCGGTGGTTCCGGCGGTGGCGCAGAAGATACGGCGCTTACTGAATCTCTACAGTGTTTTTATTGTTCATATGTTTTTAACAAAGCAAAGAAAAAAGTTTTAAGTGTATCTCCTAAACAGCTAGAAAGTACAAAAAATTGTGCTTATACAAACAAATCATTGAAAGATTGTTTAGATAAAGGCCCAGATGATTGGGTATCGACAGACGTATACATTAAAACTGCAAATTTACTTTGGGCAAAATTTGGCCAAAAAGTATCTGGAAAGGTATATTTTCATAGAGGTTCAACCTTTATGGATAATATATATAAATCAAAAACTAAATGTCATGATATAGATAAGAAATCTGGTAATCCACAAGCGCCTGGTTCTTTTTCAAATGATAAATGGAATCCAGGCGATATCTGGATGAGTACGTTGAATCCATCAGATATGCCTCTAGACAACTTTACTTCTAACTGGGGAGAACTCAATGATAAAGTTGCAGAACTTTCGGGAGCAAAAAACTTTTCAGATAAAACAAAACTATTAGGTATTTCCTTGAAAAAAATTGGTGCAAAGTCACCAGCAACTATTACTTACTATAAAGTTCCAAATTCAGTTACAAAAAAGAAATATACCTATAATGGTTATAAGTATGGTAAGACAGGTAACTTTTTTTCATCACAAGACATTTATATAGAAACTAATTCTGGTGAAATACAATTTAGAACTTTTGGTGGTTCTACTTCTTGGCAAGGAGAAATTAAAGGAACTGCAGCTGCGGCCGGTAAGATTGGTGGTGGTAATGTTAATTTTTATACAAAACAAGTTTTAGGCGAAGAATTTCTTCCTCAAGCAGGCGAGGCCCAATTATTTTTAGAGGCAAAAAAGAGTGACTACTCAGAAAAATTGTATGACTTATATAAAAAATATAACGAAGGACAAAAGTTAGATGTTCCACTAATGGAGTTTGAAGAATTTCAATCAAAGTTTGACACGGAAACAAATTTAAATTGGAAAAATAGTAAAATTGTTTGTATGAAATTTTTAGATGTTTTAGAATCATCATCAAAAGATAAACAAGATAAATTTATAAATCTACTATATTTATATGGGTCATCTGATACAGAACAATCAAGTTATTTTATAAAAATATCCTAGTCTAAGGAACCTAAATAGTATTATGGCCACATCAACATCCCCACTATCACGGCAACCAACAAAATTGGATTATGCTAGTCCTACTCAATTTAGGTTTATCATAAATCAACTTCCAAAAGTTGAGTATTTTACTACATCCTGTAATATACCTGGCATTTCAGTTCCTAATACATTGATGTCAACTCCTTTTGTAGACGTTCCTGTTGTTGGTGAAAAACCAGAATTTGAAGATTTCACACTTTCATTTATTGTTGATGAATATCTTGAAAATTATCTATCTATGCATAATTGGATTATGGGATATGGGTTTCCAGAAAACAAACAGCAGTTTAAAACTTTTCGTGATGAAACAGCTGATACAGGTGCATTAAATACAACTCAAGGAAGTCGCACTGGTGATAGGTCATTGTATTCTGATGCAACATTAACTATCTTGAGTAATAAGAATAACCCTATTGTTGAAATTAGATTTAAAGATATGTTTCCAATTTCATTAGACGCTCTTGAATTTGATCAAGCATCAACTGATTCTGTTAATCTAAGTGCTTCTGCAACCTTTAAATATCAACAATTTAAAATAATATCTATCGTGTAAAGGAAATAAATGAACAAGTTAAGTGAGTTACAGGCGGAAGCCAAAGAAGACCTTATTATATTAGATGATGAAGATTTACACCAACAATCATACAAAAACCAAATCATCAAACCAAAATGGTTAGACTATAAGTCTAAGTATCGTATGTTGACGTTTCAATTTAAGGCTGATCATAGACGATTGTATAGAGAGAAATGGGAGTATTATGGTGGCAAAGCAACCAATAAAATTTATATTGCAAAACCCTTTGACATTAAAGTTCTAAAGACAGATTTAGGAGTCTATATAAGTTCTGATGATGATATTATTGATATTGAGTTAAAGATTGAATATTATGAAACACTAGTGCAATTTATTGAGGGTGTGATTAAATCCATAGATAATCGTAGTTGGGATATTAAACACGCACAAGATTGGAAGAAATTTTTGGCGGGAAGTTTTTAAATGGTTGATGTAAAAGTAAAAATAGAAGAGTATGCTTCATTCCCAACAATGATTTATAAGTTCAATACAAATATTGATAAAAAAGATAATGTTAAAATGGCATCATATATCAAGGATAATGATAAGATGCAAACTGAAGATAAATTATATAAAGTATCATCATTTAACCCATTGTTAGAAACTATACACCATACAACGAAAAATGTTTTAGATAAACTAGAATATGAATATGATAAATTAGAAGTTACTAGTATGTGGGGAACCTTATTAAAAAAAGGCCAGGCCCACCCGCCTCACACACACTCAAATAATTTATGGTCTGGTGTTTATTATGTTAAGAGTTCTGAGAATGCATCCCCTATTCAATTTTTTGATCCTAGATCACAGGCACATTTATTAAAACCTAAACATAAATCTAATTGGCAAAATTCTGGTATGTTGCAATTTGATGCTGAAGTTGGTTGTGGTTTAATTTTTCCATCGTGGTTAATGCATTGGGTTCCACCTACGCAAGAAGAACGTATTAGTGTATCTTGGAACATAATACTTAGAGGAGACTATGGATCACACGAAGAATACCAGTATGCTAATATCTAAGAAAAATGAGGTATATTTAAAACTTGAAAATGTTGAAGCTTCAACTTCAGCTGAACTGAATGACTTTTTTTGTTTTGAAGTGCCAGGTTTTAAATATATGCCAGCATACAAGAGTGGTATGTGGGATGGTAAAATTCATTTATATAATACGATGAATGGTGAAATATATATGGGGTTGCTCCCCTATATAGAAGAATACTTAAAAAATATTGGTGAAAACTATGAGATTGAAGGTAGAATTGTAAATGGGAGATCAGTGTCCAGAGATGTGGTGCAGGGCTTTATCGGAGGACTTAGACCAACTCTTAACGGAAATAGAATTAGAGTTCGAGATTATCAAATCGACGCTATTACTCATGCTATTGCCACAAATCGTTCTCTTCTTATTTCTCCTACTGCTTCTGGTAAGTCATTAATAATTTATTGTCTAATTCGTTACTATAAAATGATGGAATTAAAAACTTTAATATTAGTTCCAACTACATCTCTAGTAGAACAGATGTACAAGGATTTCAATGATTATGGTTGGAGCTCTGAAACATATTGTCAAAAAATATATCAAGGTCATGATAAAAAAGTAACAAAGGATGTTGTAATATCCACTTGGCAATCTATTCATAGAATGCCCAGACAATACTTTCGGGCGTTTGGGTGTGTGATTGGTGATGAGGCTCATTTGTTTAAGGCAAAGTCTCTCACTGGAATCATGACAAAACTTGATACTTGCAAGTATCGTTTTGGATTGACAGGCACACTAGATGGAACACAGACGCATAGATTGGTGTTGGAAGGATTATTTGGTAAAGCAAAATATGTGGTAACAACTAAAGAGTTGATTGATAATAAAACTTTAGCCTCTTTACAAATTAATTGTTTAGTTTTAAACTATCCCAAAGAGGATAGACAAATAGTAAAGGAGTTTGATTATGCAGAAGAGCTGCAATTTATCATCACTAAAGCCAAAAGAAATGATTTTCTTTGCAACCTTATGGATAATTGTGTTGGTAATACTTTGTGTCTGTTTCAGTTTGTAGAAAAACATGGTGAGGTTCTCTATAAACAAATGAAGGATAAATACAAAGATAGGAAAGTATTTTTTGTTTACGGAGGAGTAGATACAAACACTAGAGAAGAAATAAGAGAGATAGTAGAAAATGAAAAAGATTCAATCATTATTGCCTCATATGGTACGTTTAGCACTGGTATCAATATTCGCAATATTCATAACATCGTGTTCGCATCCCCATCAAAGTCAAAAATCAGAGTCTTGCAGTCCCTTGGCCGTGGATTGCGTCAGTCAGGATATGACAAAAAACTCAGACTATTTGATATTTCAGACGATTTATCAACCAGTGATAGGATTAATTTTACCCTAAGACATTTTAAAGAACGACTAAATATCTATAAGGAACAAAATTTTAAATTTAAAATAGATAGGATAAAATTATGAGAGAATCGATCAGAGTTTTTAAGTTATCCAATGGAGATAGTATAATTGGAGCTACTTTAGATGATGACGAAATATTTGATTTTGAAAAACCAATTCAAATAAGTTACCCTTTGAAAATGGTAGTGTTAGGTCGTATGATAGGCCGTAATCAACAAGAATCTTTAAGTCTTTCGCCGTGGGTGCATCCAATGACAGAATCAGAATATATTGATATCAATTCAAAAAACGTTATTATGTCTGCTCCAGCATCAACTGGATTACAAAGATATTATAACCATTGTGTAAATAGATTTGATTTTAAAGAAGAACCCTATGAAGAAGTAATAGGGCCTAGTGATGCAGAACTAGATGAAATTGAAGAATCTATAGATGATATGGATATGATGTATGCTGATGCATCTGATACTGTTCATTAATCTATATCATTAATGATTATCATTAACCAACCACAAGCTGACTATAACCCTATTTTTACTAAGAGTCAATACTCCTTTTTACTATTTTTAAAATAAAAAAAGAACTTGCCTTTATCTATATACTCTGTTATTATGAAGTATATTAATCTAAAGGAGTTACAATGGCAAAAAAGAAAAGCGTTCACTATGTTGATAATAAGAAGTTTCTTGTAGCGATGTCAGAATGGCGAGAAAACTGTGAAGAGGCTGCAAATGCGGGTGATAAAAATCCTCCATTAACAAATTATATTGGTGAGTGTTTTTTAAAGATTGCAACCCATTTATCATATCGTCCTAATTTTATCAATTATTCGTACAGAGATGAAATGATTTCAGATGGCATCCAGAATTGTCTTCAATATGCACACAATTTTGATCCAGTAAAATCACAAAATCCTTTCGCATATTTTACTCAAATTATTTACTATGCATTTTTGCGTAGGATACAAGCTGAGAAAAAACAAGTTCATATCAAAAATATGTCTATACAAAAACAACACTACGAACCTTATACTACAATGATGGGTGATAATAATAGTTATAGTATTGATGAGACTTTGATGAATAATATGCTTCCAGATGAAGATGTGTATAAACCTAAGAAAAAAGAAAACGTAAAGGCTAAAGGTCTTGAAGTTTTTATGGAGCCAGAAGATTGAAAATTGCACTTATAACGGATACGCATTTTGGTGCTAGAAATGATAATTCTAATTTTAATGATTATTTTTTTGAATTTTATGAGAAACAGTTTTTCCCCTATCTAGAAGAGAATAATATTACTGATGTTATTCATCTTGGTGATGTGATGGATAGAAGAAAATTTGTATCATACAAGACTGCTAAAGATTTTCGTGAACGATTTGTTAACAAATTTGCAAATATTAATTTACACATGTTAGTCGGGAACCATGACACCTTTTATAAGAACACTAACGCCGTAAACTCCTTACATGAACTTGTAGACGGTAGGTATGACAATATTACCGTTTATGAGAAAGCTACCGAAGTAGAGTTTGATGGATGTAAGATTCTGTTTGTGCCTTGGATAAATGCAGAAAATATGAGTTCTACTATGAAAATGTTGAAAACTTCTGATGCTCAAGTTTGCATGGGACATTTGGAACTAAATGGTTTTGAAATGCAGAAGGGTATGGTCATGGATCATGGCTGGGACAGACAAGAGTTCAATAGATTTGATATGGTGATGAGTGGTCACTACCATCACAAATCAGATGATGGCCAAATATTTTATCTTGGCACACCATATGAAATCTATTGGAACGATTGGAATGACCCCAAGGGATTTCATGTATTTGATACAGAGAAGAGAGAGTTGGAACGAATTGTAAATCCTCTTAATATTTTCTCTAAGATTTATTACGATGACAGTCAAGAAATTAACTATGATATGTCATCATATAAGAATAAGTACGTTAAACTAATTGTGGTCAATAAGAAAGACCTATATGAGTTTGATAAATTTGTTGATAAGTTGTTGCAGGCAGATTGTTATGAAGTCAAGATTATTGAGGACTTTTCAGAACTAGACGCAAGTAATGTATCAGATGATATTGTTGAGAATACAGAGGACACTATGACTTTGCTTGAACGTTACATTGATGATCTTGATGTTTCCCTAAGTAAAAGTAGACTCAAAAATACAATGAGAACTTTATATACTGAAGCACAGGATTTAGAAATTTGACAACTATTAGAGAGGGCCAATCTGGTGATTTTCCTTATATAGATTCTTTGAGAAAAAAAGAGGGTTCTGCTCTAGGGTTTATTCCAAAAGATGCATATACTAGTGTCCTAGAAAAAAGAAGGGTTGCAGATCGAAATCGTTGGAGATATCAAAAGATTTGGGTTACTGAAGATAACGGTGATTTAACAGGATTTTGTTATG